CAAACACGTCCGTAGCCGTCGTCATTGCACGAACCCAACCACGGCCAACAAGCATCGGGTCCACCCGACATGTTGACCTTCAACCAAAATCTCGCCTCGGGCTTCGTGTGATTGGTCATGACGCAATTAACTGCATCGTTCGAGTAGGGTAGAGCCCCATCAGGACGGACTTGCCAATCAGCTTCTTGGCCTCGGCCACGAGCCGCTGCTCCTCGAACTTCCAGACCGCGCCGTTGCCAGCCGTGTCCTTGCTCTCGTCCTTGAGGTCGTCGATCAGCAGCAACGAGACGAGCACGGCTTGGTTCTGCTTGTCCTCGATCCGGCCTTCCGAGACGAGCGACAGCGCGAACATGGCGCAAGCGTAGAGCCCGTGGCGCGGATCATCCGGGGAGAGGTCGCGCAGCAAGGTCACGGCGCAATCGTCGATGCGCTTGGCGAGGCGCGCGATGCTGAGCTGATCGCACTTGGCCAGTGGCGCGGCGGCGGCCATGTTCAAGCGATGCAGCACGTCAGACCGGAACTCATAGCCGGCCTTCATACACTGCTCAGCCATCAGCACGAGCATATGAGCGGGCAGGGCGCGCTCGACGACGTCGGCGTCACGGGTCTTGATCTCGTTCGGGTTCATGGCTGGCTCCGTGTCTTGCGCCGCTTGGTCTTCACAGACTTGAGCTGCGGCTTCTGGCTGTCAATCTGGTTGCTCACGTCGAGGTAGGGCGTCTCCGCGACGGCGCGGTGCGCGGTGGCGTGAATGTCGAGGAACGGGTCGACGCCCGTGGTCGAGTGAGCGTCGTCGCGCTCGGGCAGCTCCGTGCCGCCGAGGTCCTGCGCGGTCCGCGTGGCCCAATCGGTCGCGTCGTGGACGGTGACGACATAGCCGGCGACGCCGTAGGGCACCTTGGCGCGGTCGAGCTCGTCCGTGAACACGCGCTGGTTCGTGTCGCTTGAGAAGCTATAGCGTGCCACGATAGAACTCCCCACGCAATTCCCTAGCGCGCTTTTCGCGGGCCAACGCCGCCTCCTCGAACGTAGAGAACGGACCCATATACTCGCGCTCCCCGTTGGTCTGTATTCGAGCGTAGATCGTGCCCTTCGTTTGATACACACCAACAAATCCGGTCTGCGTATTAGGGCGAGCTTTAGACGGCGGTTTGTTCCACTCTTGTTGCACGTCCGTGGCTGGCCTTAGATTGTCCCAATGATTGTTGCCTTTGTCGAGATCGCGATGATCGACCTCATGCTCGGGCCACTCGCCGGTCATGTAGAACCACGCGAGAATATGCGAGAGGTAGTTGTGCTGATCAACGCGCAAAACCCAATACCCGCGCGTCGAACACCCGGCAATGCTTCCGGCCTTCACTCGACCCTTGTTCACGCGCCAAGTCCACAACCCCGTTTCGGGGTCGTAGTGCAAAAGCGTCTTGAGCCGCTCCAGCGTTAGCGTTGAGCTGCCGAACTCATACCGCTTCATCGTAGCTTTCCTTCGGAACCACGCCGCGCGCCTTGCGGATCGTGTCCATATAGGACTGGTCCTTGACGGCGGGCCGCTCGGCCTTGGCGTCGGCGATCGACTTGGGGATGCGGTTCAGCGGTATCTTGTGGCGCACCCATAGCTCGCGGCGCATGGTGAGCCCGATGACGACGCCGGCCATGCTGTCGGCCACGTCCTTCGAGCCGTTCGGCGGATGGTCGATCTTGTGCTTCTTGTGGTCGATCTCAAGGCGAACCATCTCCGACTGCGCCTTCTGGTGCTCGGGCGCGAGGATGCGGCCGTCATAGAACGCCTGCTTCGTCATGTCGTATGCCCACGTGTCCGTGTCCATCGAGCGGTAGCCGACCATGAAGCCGGCCTGATGCAGGATTTGCATACTGTCCTTGGACTGGAACTGGTCGAACGAAACGTATTTGAGCGGCAGTTTGAGGTCGTCGCGCAACACATATAGCAAGCGCCTGATCTTGTCGAAAATGATCTCGCCGCCGCGCGGCGGGCGGACCTCAAGCAGCATGTCGAAACGAATGACCGGGAGCGGCTCCACGTGGTCGCCGCGATTGACGTGCTCGAAGTGCGAAATGTGGCCGATGCTGACGCCGCAGCTGTCCTTGCTGATCGACAAGTCGATATGGGCGAAGCGCGGCTCGTCCGGGTTGACGATCCGGTCGGGAAGGATTTGCAGCTTGGTGTCGGCGAAGTCCACGTCGTCACGAGATGCAATTGATTGCACGACGCCGAAACACTTCGCGACCGCGTCCGTGTTCAACATGAAGGGGTGTAGCGCCTGCGTCGAGACGCCGGCCACGTCGCGCAGCGAGCGCAGCATGTCGTTCTCGAACGAAGCCTTATACTCGGTCGGGATCGCCATCACGAGCGGCTGGTCCTCGGTCGAGGCGACCTCTTCGTCGAGCAGGATGCGCGGCTTGCGGGTCTCGTCGCCGATGAAGACGCGGAACTTGTCGCCCGTGAACCGCTCGGGCCGAATGTCCCACAGGCGCTTGGCATAGACGAAGATGCGCGGGTTCGTGCGCGCCTCGATCTCCTTGACGTCCGTGAACTGACCGGGGTCGTTGCGAGACGAGACGAGGCACAACATCCCCGGGAGCGTCCCCTTCTGCATAAAGCGGCTCTCGCGGCGGCGGGCGATCGAGTTGTAATTCTGGACCGCTTGGTCGTATGTCGCGCCGTCCTTGTTGACCTTCGAGTTCTCGACGACGGCCATGAAGTTGATTTCGTCGATGATGCCGCCAATCACGTTCTGGCCGATCGCGCCAGTGTCTTGGCCCGACACCGGCTTGACGACGATCCGGTTCGGAAAGCGCATCTCGCTCTCGCGCGACCGGTCGAACGGGAACTGGCGGCGGAAATAGGGCGCGTTGGCGAGCATGTCGCGGAAGCGCGCATAGTCCACGTCCTTGGCCAGCTTCTCGTTGAGCGACTGGAAAATGACGACGATCTCGGACGAGGGGTCGAGGTCGAACTCCTCGTGCGGGTTGCGCAGGCACGACAGCTGGTAGAGCTGATAGGCTTGGCTGTAGAGGGCGATGGTCGTCTTGGCGACGCCGATGCCGCCCGTCAGCACACTCTCCGTATATTTGCCCGAGTTCATCTCCTCGAACTCGTCCATCACCCTTGGCCAAAGCACGCCGACCTTGTCCATGTAAGCCTTGCTCTCGATGAACTCGCGCGGCCCGACAGGCGGATATTTGAATTTGGCGAGACGCATGATGGCGTCGCGGCCGGTCGCGGCCTCCTTGATCCACGACAAGACCATGTCGAGGTCCTCGGGATAGTCGTCGGCGAACTCTTCCAGCAACTGCTGAGCGATGAAGTCGAGGTCCTTATCCGTCACTCGGCTGTATGTCGGACGTCCGGTTTTCATTAGGCACCTGATCAATGGTCTTCGCGCGGTCCTCGATCAGCGACATCATGCGCTGAGCGAGCATCGTCAAACGGTCGTGGGCTATAGCCTGCCGCGTGAAAGTCGCACCTTCGGCTTCAATGCTCCCGATGCGCTCGATGACCTTGGGCGTCAGTCCAAGCATCTCGCTTCGCTGTCTCTGAACCTGCAAGATCGTGTTCAGGATGGACACCGAGATGCGATCATCTCCTTGGTTCTGCAATTTGGACCACAATTCGCTTTCGATCAAGTCCAGACGGTTGAGGCCTTCGCCGCGACTGCGGGCGTGATCCTGCTGCGTCCCGTTCATCTCCCAACGAGCGTGCACGCGGGCGATGTAACGGTCGGTTGTCTTGAGGTCCTTGATGTTCAGCAAGGTGGTGAGCTGCCGGCGATTGCGGATGCCCTTCGTCATCAGAATTTCGACGCGAAGCACCTGCTGCTCGTCGTGCAGCTCCTTGTCATCGCCCTCGCGAACGAATGTCGGGTCGTCGGGGATGGTGATCTTGGGGGGAAGCAGCGCCGCATCGGCCTTGGTGCCGAGCTTCTTGAGCTCGTTCTTGCCGACGGTCTTCTTCCTGATCGTGATCCTCGCCATCCCCGCTGCCTCCTTAGTGCGCCTTGTCGGCGGCCTGCTTCTTGGCCTCCTTGTGCTCGGCGTCCTGCGCGAGCTTGTCGTAAATCTTCTTGTGCGCGGCCTGCGCGGCGGCGAGGAGCTGGTCCTTGGGCAGGTGATTGAAGGTCTCGCAGATGATGGCGAGCGCCACGTTGCGGAGCTTGGCCCCGGCGACGCCCATCGAAGCCTTCATCGCCTGATCGTAATCGGCGACCTCATGACCGACCAGCGCGACCACGTCGTCGCCCATCAGCTTCATCGCCTTCTTGATCGCGTGCGTGTAGGGGCCGTGCTCGTCTGGCAACAGACCGATGGTGACGGTGATCGGGCGCTCCACGTCCGCCGCCGACAGCTTGACGCCATCGCTCGGCTTGAAGTCGGGAACCTTGAGCAGTTCGAGCACCGAGGTCTGATCCTCCTCGCCGATACCGGTCATCTTGCGAACGTCGGCGGGCGAGAACTCCTTGTGAAGGTCGACCAGCAAGCGGGCCAACTTGATCGGGATGTTCTGGCCCCGTAAGTTGTTCATCGACAGGGTCCGCACCTTGGCGGTCTTCTCGTCGAACGGCACGACGATGATGGCGATGTTCTTGCGGCCGGCGATCTTCGCCGCCTTCCAGCGGTGTTCGCCGTCGACGATCACGAAGCGCCCCTCGGCGACCGGATCGGGCCGCACGAGGATGGGCTGGTTCATGCCCTCGTCCTTGACCTGCGACACGATGGCCTCGAAGAACTCGGCCTCCATGTCATTCGGGTTTCCAGCGAACGGCGTCAGTTCGTCGATCGACACCATGCGGAAGTCGATCGCGTCCGGGTCGTGAACTTCCGCCTTACTCAACTGCGCCGTCATCGCCATTCTTCTTCTCCAGTTCTGCGGCCTCGATCGCGGCCGGGGTCATGCGCTTGCTGTCGAGCTGGTTCGACAAGCGATAGCGTTCGGGGTCGGGGGTGATCAGGGACGGGTTGCCGGTGCTCTGCACGCGAGCATTGAGCCAACGGTCCTTCCAATAGTCGACCTGATCGCCGAGCTTATGCATGGCGGTCTTGCCGTAGGGCGTGCCCTCGCGCATGTAGGCCAGCGCCTTCTTGCGCAGCTCCATGCCGTAGAAGCCCTTGTTCTCGGCATCGACCTCGATCAGCTCGATGCCGCGCTGCTGGAGCCGGTTGTATTGGCTCGACTTTCCGTGCAACGTGCGGATCAGAAAATAGACGAACTGGAACGAATACCTGAGTTCGAAGAGGCGCAGCACTTCTTGGCTGGTCGCCGCGAGCGCCAACAGCTTGCCACCGGTCATCTGCCCGAACTCGTAAATCGGCAAGCAGCGGCGCAGCATCAGCGCCTGATGCTGGCGCGCAAGGCGCGCTTCCTCATTCTCGTCCCATTTGAAATGCCGCAGCATCGGCTTGAGCGTGTTCGGCGGGTCAGAGATAGCGAACACGCCGAGGAAGCCCCCGCTCACCCTGTCGCGAACCAAGAACGACGCCGAGCGGCCATACCACGAATAGCTCTTACCCTGAGGCTCCGACGACAACACCGCTCGCCAGTAATTGAACATGACGTTGGCGTCGCCCTTACGGCACTCGATGATCTCGGGCTCCATGGTCGCGAGATCGACCGGGCGAACCATCGCGAGGGCTTGCTCCTCGAAGCCGCACAGTTCGCGCAGCCAACGGTTCTGGTCGCTGATCTTGTCGAGACGGCGCTTAGCCAGCATCAGGCCCTCCGTAGCAGGACGAGGCCCGCCTTCTTGTCCGCGTTGCCATGCCACGGGAACGACCATTCCTTGATGATCGGGCCGACCTTGGCGAAGACCTGCTCGCAACCTTCCTCCCACGTCAGCGCGCCGTCGCCGACGAAGCTGAACACGTAATGGCCGGGCGGCACGTGCTCCGTCGTGTCGAGGATCAATGAGCGCCAGAGGTCGCCGGGCATCATGTCGTCGTCCTGCGGCTGAGGCTCGTTGAACAGCAGCGTGTCGAGGACGCGGTTCGACTGCATGAACGTGCTGTTGCCAATGGTCGGCGGGTTCAAGCCGACGAAGCTCGGCCGGTCCCATTGCACGTTCTTGATGTTCTGCCGGCAATCGCCGCGCATGATGAGCGGCTCGCGTTGGTGACGGGCGGACTGCTCGGCGTGGATCAGGTGATCGACGTCGCGCGCGACCTTCGTCAAGGCCGGGAGCGGGTTCGTGATCACGTCGACGACCTTCTCCCAAGGCTTGCCTTGGACACGCAGCTGCCTCAGGTCGAACGTCGGAACCTTGAGGAAATACATATAGTTCTTGTTCAACAAGACCCATCGAATGGCCATGTAGCGGTAATAATCCGCCTCGGCCTCAGACACGTCGCCGCGCTCGCTGGCGTAATAGAGGGCGTCGAACATGTTGCAGGCGAGCGGGTGCAAGTGCTTGGGGATCAACTGAAACCCCGGCTTCTTGCCCTCGGGCACGAGGTCCGCGCATTGCGCCGCCATGATGATCTTGCGAAACACGGCGGGCCGGGAGCGCGCCTTGCCGAAGATGACCTTGGCCGGGATATAGGAGCGCATGGCGAGATCGTTCGCGGTGACGCTCATGCCGTAGAAGCCGAACGCGGCCGAGCCGGCGCAGCTTCCACAGGTCATGTCGAGGTAGCTCCACTTGTGCCATTCGGCCTCGGGAACGACCTCGCGCGCGGCGTTGAACAGGAACGGGATGAAGCGCCGCATCCCGCCCATGAACGGGAGCAAGCCTTTGCCGATCAGATCGAATGAACTCACTTCGTCACCGTGAAAAAGGGTTGCCTGCGGATCGCGAGCCTCTCCTTGTTCTCGCGAATGGTCTTCGTGTCGGCCGTCCCGTTGTTCTCCTCGGGCAAACCGGAAAACACCGTGGCCAGCGACAGCTTGCCGAGGGTGTTCGCCGCCTTCACCTTCGCCTCGCGGTCGAAGCGTTGCGTGTAGGCCGTCCACGTTCCGGTCGATAACACACAACCGAGATTAAGTGAAATTAATTGCATAGTCGCGCGCTCGCGAACGCCGAACAGCGCCGCGTCGGGAACCGTGTCCTTGATCGCGCGCCAATTATTGAGCAACCAGTCGATCGACGTCTTGTCGTATGTCCTGAACTTGAGGCCGGCGTTCTGCCGATACCACTTGGCGTTCAGTGCCAGATACTCGGCGTCGCCGCCGTCGCCCGTATAGAACTCGACTGAACAGAGCTTGCTCGCCTTGTTCACATTGCCGCGCAGCTGGCGAAGACGCGCGCCCGGCAGGGTCAAGACGTCGTCGGTCGAGAAGATATACTCCTCGTGTTGCTTCTTGACCGTGTAATGGCGCTTGAAGACGGTCGCGGCCCACTCGGGGACGAGCGCCAGCGCCTCGCCGTGCGCCAGCATGGAGCATAGCGCGTGATAATACTGCTCGCGCGTGCCTGTCGGCATGACGCGATGCACGCCGTCCTTCGACTTTAGGATCATAACGCCGTCATCCGCCAAGACCTCCCACTTGCCGAGGGCGATCTTGGGAAGGGCGTTCAAGGGCGAAAAAGCGAAAGCCGCC